TTATAAGTTTAAAGTTTGGATTCTTTTCTTTAATTTTGTTATAATATTTTTCTGCTCTAATTGCACTAGCTATTGTATCATGTTCAGTAATCGCTACTACATCATGACCAAGCTCTATTGCATAGTCCATAAGACTTTCAACCGTATTTATACTATCGCGCAAACGAAAGTTGGAGAAGTCGGTATGATTATGCAGTGAACCAGGAAATTTTATTTTATCCATTCGCGTTACTCCTTCTTTTTTATTCTATATATATTATATCAAAATTTTATTAAATTGTCAAATTGAAACGTCTATATGACAATTTATATAGTATAGAAATGCCATATTAGGATTATCATAAAAACTAATAAAGTTTGTTAGATTAAAGCTAAAACCAAGTGCTGCCGCAAGTCCAACCATAATTGATGTAGCAACCATATACATATATGTATCTTCCCAGTATGTTTTTCTTCCTCGTATAATTCCATAAATTAATAATACGATACATACAAGTAATAAAATACCAGTAATAATTGTGCAAGTTGTTGTGCAACTCATTTGATAATCAGATACATAAGTAAATAATTCATCTCTTGTGCAATCTAAAATATTACATAACTCATTCAAATATGCTTCTTTTATCATTATTTTCTCCTTTAAAACCCTAAGCTCCCATCTTCAATTTGATAATTAGTAATAAATATTTGTGGAGTTTTATAGCCTCCCCATTCATTTAAGTTTGCTCTACCTACAACTTCTAATTTAATTGAATCATACTGTGCAAGCTCTTGAATAAAATCTTTAGCATGGAATTTCATATAAGCTACACCAAACTTTTCTATTTTTACGGTATCAGAATTTCTTCCCATAATTCTTACATCAGATTTTGTAATATTAATATCTTTAATATGAATTAATGGTTCTGGATTGCCTTGTCCCCAAATATCTTCATGTGCAGCTATATCTAAAATTAAATCTTTTATATCTTGGTCTGCAGCTATACGTTCAAAATTAACTTCATACCAGCTTTCACCAAAATCTATATCAGCTAATTTTTTATTAGCATATTCATGGAAGCTTGATAAATTTTTATCTAAAATACCAATACCACAAGCATTATCATGACCGGCGGTGAAGTAGAAATATCCGCTTTCGTCCATGAAGTTTTTAAATGATTTAAGCTCTGATTCATTAAGTCCCCTACTTGAACCTTTAATTTCTCCTTCTTCGTTAAGTCTTGCTACAATTGTTGGCTTTTGATACTTGGCCGCGAGCTTCATCGCGCAAAGTCCATTAAGCTCTGGTGGAAAATCTTCATCATCAAGCCTTACAAAAAGAATTTTATTTTCAAGCAGATTATACTTATGAATTTTAATTTCAAGTTGTTCTACAGCTTTATCAAGTATTCTATTTTGTTTTGCTCTAGCATTAGTACATTCTCTTGCCGATTCAATTGCTACTTCTTCAAATGTACCTTTCGCACCACGCTTATGTGATTCAACCATTGCATGACCATCGATGAAGGCTTGAAAACAGCGTTGTTTTTCGTCTTCGGTGCCCGTCCTAATCATTGCATTGATAAGAGGAGTTATATAGAAAGCAACTGTAATTGGAGTTACTTTTCCTCCCATTGAAAATGATTGCTTTTCGCAAAGAGCTTTAAAAAAATAATTTTTAATATTAGCAAAACCAGTATGTACGATATATCTATTTTCAATATCAAGCATTGACATCATATCAGATACTATACCCAATGCCGCCAGGTCAATAAATTCATCTGCATAATTTGTACCATAAAATTTATCCATAAATCTACAGAACTGCCATGTTACTCCCGCGCCACATAAATCTTTATTGATATATCTATCTGATAGTTGATTGTTAATTATAACTGCACCATCAGAAAACTGAGTATCGGATTCTACAATATGATGGTCTAATACCAAACATTTAATATTATCAGCATATAAACGCTGATGATAATCAAAATCATTACTACTTGAGTCTGGTAATATTACATATTTAATATTTGGATTTTCGTCATATAATTTATAAATATCTTCAATTGTATCTGATAACCCATGACCTTTACCTTTATGTAAAATATAATCAATTTGTACTTTTTTATTATGTTTATGTAAATACTGAGCAAAAATGGCAGCTGATGTGAATCCATCTACATCGCTATCAACTACAATGATAATACGGTCATTTTCTTCTAAAGTACAAACCATATCATCAAATAAGGTCGCACCAGCATCTATATTATCTAAATAATCTGGAGCTTGAAGAGCATCATCATTTGGTACAGTTAAGAAATAATTTAATGCTTCTTCATTTAATCCACGCTCTAATAGCAATTCATTTGTATAGTTATTTCTAATATCTTTATTTACTAATTTTGTTTTCATCTTACTTTAACTCTCCTCTTGTAAAGCTTCCAAAATACTTCACTTCCTTTATCTGTAGGTGAATCTTTCATGTCTAATAAATTCTCTCTATCATATATAAAAGAAAAATCACAGTAGGTTTGATATTTTTTGCCTATTGAATATAGCTTATTAAAATAATCTTCACTGCCCTTTTTTTCTTCTTTATCAAAACATATAATAATTTCTTTTGGTCGTGCGGTTTGCATTAATAATCGTAAGGCATGTTTATTAAATTGACTTCCGCATACTGCGGCCGAACAGTTAGCAAAATCCCAACCTTCCATTTGTAAAACAGATTTTTCTGCCTCAACCAAAAAACATATACCTGTTCGTTTTATGTTTTCTTTTGTCCAATTTAATCCATATAAGTTAAGTGATAACGGATGACTATACCACTTACCTTCAATTTGAACTGGCATATATTTACCAACATTTTCCACTTCCCACTCATTGAGTGCACGCCCTCGTATTCCTACAAGTTTACCATCTGCATTATAATGTGGAATAATAATTTTGTTTTGCGGAGCTGAATAACGTATATTAAATTTATCCATAGATTGTTTTGTAATTCCATCATTCAGCCATTCTGTAGGATAAAATTTTGTAAAGCAATCTATTATTCCATTGGGGTAGACTGGTAACTTAATCGGCTCCGGCGCAGTATACATATTACGTATACTCTTATATTTCTTCGGTGCAAATGTTAAATTAGGATTATAGTTACTGCAATCAAGAACTACTTTATATATATCTTGATACCAATCGTACGATATGCCACGACATTCATAATAATTCTTCATAAATTGAAAAATACCCATGCTGCCGCACTCTGTATAGCATTGAAATATATGACTATTTTCATAGTAATATAATTTCATCGAAGCCTCACTCGCATCTTCATTATGACATATAGTTGGAAAAATTACATATCCTGGCTTTTCTATATAGTCAGTTGCACCCAATGTTTCCATTAGCTGAATTACTTTTTGAGTATCTAATTGTTCAATTATACTTTTATAATCAATCAATTATTTCACCATGATTTAACCTTTCTACTATTATTTTTAGATGTTCATTTTCATGTTCATCCCAACTTTTAATTTGATAATCACTTCGCTCATTGAAGTTTTCTACTGGGTCCATTCTTGAATCAGTTATAAATAAATCTTTCTTTTTTAAAGTTCCTAAATTCATATCTGACCAAATACGAACTTGTGTCCATTCTCCACTTCTAACTTTAAAAATATCAGTTACCAAATTAGGTTTTTTGTCTGGATCATTTTCATAAAGTGGAGCTAATATTTCTAATTCTTCTTTTGTCGGTCGTGCCATAACAGCACCGTTATCAGCTTTATTAATTGTACTGCGGCCACCCGCTAACGTACCTTCATTTCTTATATCTTTATTATCATCACCTTTTGCATTAAGTTGTGTCGATGTAAACATTGCTACATCTAATTCAACTGCTAAGTCTTTTAGTGCAGTGGCAAACATTAATAATACTTCATCATTTCTTAATGCAAAACCTTTAAATTCATTTAATAACGATGGCCCAATAAATATATAGTCATAAAATACATATCCTACATCATAAACAATACAATTTTCTCTAACAATTGTTTTTACAGATTCTATTGTAGGATTTGGCATTTTAACCAATATTAAATTATCCTCATACTTTTTCATTAGGTGAATCGCTTGTTCAATAACAGCTGATTCTCGTTCTGAAAAATCAGCATATTTAAATCTACTTCTATTAATATCAGTTAAATAAGCCAGTATCATTAACCTAACTTCTTTAAATCTTTGCTCTGTAACAATGAATAAAACTTTTTCACTATTACCTACTTGTTCCCATTCACAAGTCATAGAATTATATCTAAAAGGATAAGCTAAATAACAAGCATCTGCAATTGCATTTGATGTTTTACCAACACCACTCGCCGCAGAACGAATTGTTAATGTTCCTTTCTTTGCGCCGTCAATAACTTGATTATAGATATTACCCTGTACTGGCATACCTATTTCATATGCTGCTCCTAATTCGTCAACTAAACTACTCATTCCTGTCGCGGCAGTTTCGATTTCAACCTCATCGGTTGTTTCATATTTAGCTTCAATTCTTAATAATTTTTTTCTAACTGCATCAGTTATATCCTTTGGGAATAAAAAATTAAAAGCTTGATTAATTTCTTCTGATTTTGGATTTGTTAAGTCTTCACAATAAAATTCGCTTACATCGAACCCTTGTTTCTTTAGGTCTTTTAATAAATTAAATTTCTTAAAACGATTATAATAAAAATCAAAGTTATCTACTTCTGACAGCTCTATTATATCTTGTAAATATTCAATTCCATTTTTATCTTTAAAAACTTTTGCTGAGACTTGGTCTGATTCTAAAAAGTTTTCTATATCTATTGGTTGAATTTTTGTGGCGCCGTTGCGATACAATCCTTCAATCGCCATAAATATAGAACGCTCAAATCTGGTGGAGAAATCTGTTAAAATGAAAGAATATTTATCTATTTCACTTAACAACTGTGGTTTCTTCATCAGACAACCAAGTATTTGTTGAGTGTCTCTTTTATCTATCACTCTTCATCCTCCAACTCATCTAATACACTAAAGTCAACTTGAAATTTTTTCTTTTCTTTTTTCTTAACATGAACCTTCGGTCTTTCTGCGGCCTCGCGCATTTGACGTGCAATTTCTGCGATTGTTCCTTCTGAATGACGTTCTCGCGCAGCCCAATAAGCGCATGAATCATTATATATAAAAGGAACAATTCCAATTCCGCCGTGTCCTTTATCCCAATCTCCATGTTTTATTTCGTAAAAATATTTCAATGCAAATAAGATGCCCTTATTGGTCATCTTACCTTCTTTTATAAATCGTTTTCTTTGTGCTTCACATACCCACCAATCATATGTTACTTTTAAATCTCGTGCGATGAAATCATAAATTAAATCAATATATTCTTCATCATTATCAGGTTGCGCTTGCTTCCAATTATCATAACATTTTTTATGATAATACCAATTTCTACTTGGCATTACCCAGTCGTCTTTTTCTTTATCAATTTCTATATTACAAAGTCTACATTTTGCCATAAAAAACTCCTTTCTTCTTTATTATATTATAACAGAATTTGTAGAATTTGTCAAATTTAAAAGCGTATCTATAAAGATACGCTTTTAAACATAATGTGTCTTAATAATTATTATAATGGAGGATATTCTATTGATCCATTTCTCTCATTTCAAGAAGAACTAAGAAGAAAGGTTCTTTTTGGTCTTCGGTAATCTCTGAAAGTTTAAGCTTTCTACCAAAAATCATTTCTACTTTCTTTAAAATCTTTTCTGCATTAGCAGGGTCTTTATTAACGAGTTTAGCCCAAATTTTAGAAGCTTCTTCTCTTATTTCATTAAAGCTAAGCTCTTGCTCTTCTTTCTTTTCGATTTTATCTACTACTGTTGCACCATCTAAATCTCTTTGCTTATCAATAGCTTCATTAATAGCATCTACTAATTCATTATATCCAAGCTTAATTTTTGATGCAAGATATGGAAATCTACTACCAGCCATTACAGTTGGAGTCTGACGAGTATAAAGCCATCTATGACTATTTCCATCTTCATCCCATTCAGTAGCAATATAACCAATAATATCAACAATTTGATTTACAACTTCATAACAACGCTTTGGCATTGATGGAGCAAGAATTTCAATCTCACTATCATCAGCAGTTTTTTCTTTTCTTGTTTCAATATGTGAAATAAGAACAAGACCATAACCAAGCATTGTAATTTTTCTTAAACAAGATTCAAACTCTTTTTTTGCTAAAGTCCAACCTTGTCCCCATGGAATATCACGAATTGATTGTACGCCATTTTGGCTACATACAAACTGTTCACACATTTCATAAGCAATAGTTGTGGTATCAATTGTAATCGTATCATACATTTCACGAGCTTCAGGCTTTTCTAATTGCTTAAGAACTTGACGAAATTCAGACCATTTATTTACATCAACGGCTTTAATTCCATCAATGGCATTGTAGCCTTTCTCAAAAGCAATTAAAAGATTTTTAGGAAAACGGGAAGCCATTGTAGTTTTACCCGTTTTAGGCTTCCCATATAAAAGCAAATATTTTCCCTTTAAATCTCTTGAAATGACCGTAGGCTCAATTGATAAAATATCAATCATTGTTGCCTACCTCCTTTAAAATCCTAAGTCGTCGAATTTATTGTTTGAAGTCTGCGGCGGTGTCTGTTTTGATGCAGTTCTAGACATATCTTTGTCCTTCTGTGCTTCAAGTCTAGCCTTTCTATCAGCCAGAGCATTCTGAATTTCTGCATTATCAAAAGCAAAATCGCCTTCAAGTGGCTCCTGTGAACCACCAGTAATAATGAGGTCACTTCTATTAATGGTTCTTGTCTTTTCGATTGGTTCACCAAAATCAACTTCTTCAATAATTGTTTCAGTTGTAGCTGAAAAATCAAGTCTACCATTAGCTTTTACGGTATCACCAACATTCCAATATGTTGAAACTGCGTCAATAACTCCTTCGCTCTGTGCAAACATTGGAACTACATCGACTCTTCCACCATACTGAGGAATAATTGCATCAATTCTATATCTACCAGTTGGTTCATCGTTTTTAATTTCTTCACTCTTATTAGCTACTACAAATTCCGCTGTATATGTAGCTTCTGGTTTACAATCAGTCTTATTAATACGACTAACAAAAGATGCGTTTACTCTTGGGAATGAAATAAGTCTACCGTCCTGACTATAATATTCATTCATACGAATACTTGCATTTGTAATACGAACTCTATCAGCACCATCTTCTCCATTTTCAGAAGCAGCGATACTTACATATTCATCCATTACCTTTTTAATTGATTCGTAAGCTGGATTAGGAGTTCCTCTATTAGTAAGCTTAGATGCAAACATATGAACAGGAATAGCCAGTTCTTTTTCTTCGCCACTAATCTTCTGAGTTACTTTTACAACAATTGAACCACCAATTGATTCCATCATTTGTCCATTTTTATTAAAATGTCCTGGTTTAATATCAATTTCTGCGAGAATACCTTCTATTTTACATCTGTTTTCTGCTTGTCTTAACATTAATTTTTACCTCGTTTATTTGTTTCTGTTTGTTTTAATCTTTTTAAATAATAATAATGGAGGGTTTAAAACCCTCCTATTAAATTACTCATCCTCGCTAGGAACGAAATTCAGACCTTCTTCAGTCAGAACTACATAAGTAACTGGCTTTTCTGCGCCTTCTACTTCTACCTTTTCTCTGGCTGCAAGTCCCTTCTTAGTCAGGTCAGTTACATTAGCACCTACACTTCTCTCTGTTCTATCCAGTGCCTGTGCCAGCTCAGGAATGGAAACCTTTGCTCCGTTTGCTTTTACATACTCGAATACTTCATTTGACTTTTCTGTAAGCTTCATAATTTTTTTCTCCTTGTTTAAATAATTTTTTTAATAGTGTTTGTTTGCGAAAGTTTTTTCCTTAACTTTCTATAATTATTATACTAAAATTTTTCATTAAACTCAAATTTTAAAAGGCTAAAATTCCAATAATTTTTGAATTAGTAAGTTTCATTGATCTTGTTCCTTGCGCACCCTTTGAAAGTAAGTTTACTTCATTTAAATTAATTTTAATTTGCGACCGTGAAGATACAATTATAACTTCTCGTTCAGTAACCAATGGTACAAAATCAATTAACTTATCATCACTATCTTTTAAAGCATGAATTTTGCTTCCTTTAGTAGCTCTTCCAGTAATAGAGAAATCTTTGGCGTCAGTTCGTTTTATATATCCTTTTTCACTTACGCTTAGGTATTCTTTTATATTTTGTGGTATAGCTTTTGCCGAAACAAGTACATCATCTTTATTTAAAGTAATACCTTTAACTCCCCTTGCTACACGTCCAATTGCACGTATATCCTTTGTTTCACAAACTACGAACTGGCCGCGCGCAGTCATCATTCCAACTCGTTCATCATCTACAAAAAGAATTGACACTATTTCATCATCGTTATCTAAGTTTAGAGCTTTTACGCCATTTCTGCGCTTTATATTATACTCTGAAAGCTTACTCTTTTTTAACATACCTTTTTTTGTAAAAAAGATTATGTGTTCTTTTTGTTTCTTTTTGTTTAAGAAAACAAGTTGTTTGATTTTTTCGTTTGTCCCGATTTCAATTAAACTTTCAATTGGAATTACCTCTTCAAAAGGTAATTCAGAAGCTGTTAAGTGGAAACAATTTCCATTATTAGAGAAAAGTAATACAGTATCAAGATTTGTACCTGATGCAGTAGCTATTACATATTCTCCTTTACTCATCTTAAATTTATTACCTACGCCACCCCGTTTTTGAGTATAGAGGGTTGATGTGGTAGTAACATAGATGTTATTTTGATTAGATAAGTTAATTAAAAGTTCTTGTTTTTCAGTCGGTTCTTCATCATCTTTTGAAATATTTAAAATTTGAGTACGACGAGCATCACCAAATTTATTAGCTACTTCTCGCCAACCTTTAATGAGTTCGTTATTGAAAAGTTCCTCATTATTAATTATATTATAAATAGAATTTCGTTCTTTTTCAAGTTTTAACTTTTCAGATTTTAACTTTTCAACTTCTAAATGAGCAAGACGAGAAAGTTTCATGTCGAGAATTGCTTTGGTTTGTATATCGTCAAGTTTGTACTCTGCGGCCAATCGCTCTCGCGCCTTCATCGGAGACTCTGAAGTTTTAATTATATGAACTACTCTATCTATATCTTCTATTACTTTTAAAAGTGCTTCTATAATGTGAAGCCTTTCTTCTATTTTACGAAGGTCAAATTCAAAACCTCGTCTATATATCTCTTTTTCGTGGTCGATATGTGCTTGAAGCATTTCTTTCCATGTGAATACTTTTGGAAAACGACCTTTATCAAGCATTGTGAAGTTAATTGAATAATATGATTGAAGCGAAGTATTTTTATAAAGATATTTTAATACTTTATTTGGGTTAGCTTTTTTAGTTAAGTAGATTTTAATTAGTGGAGTTTTGCCTGTTAAATCATTGAATCTATCTATTCCTGGATTTTCTTCGTTATTAATAATATTTTCTAATTCTCCACAAATTGTATTAGTATAAACTGAATATGGTATTTCTGTTACTACAAAACAATTTTCTTTTTTGTCATAATCTACAACACTTCGTAATTTACAAGCAAAACCTTTTCCATTTTTCATGGATTCTTTTACTTCGTCTTCGTTTAATAATACTGCGCCGGTAGCAAAATCTGGTGCAATATATATATCATTAAAATCACAAGTAGGATTTAGAAGTAAATATTCTAAAACCCGATTCATTTCTTTTAGATTGTATTGAGGTACAGAACAAGCCATACCAATACCAATCCCCATTGTTCCATTGCATATGTTGTAATACCCCTTTGTTGGTAATACAGCAGGATATTGTTTAGTATTGTCATAGCTATCTCTCCACTCATCAACAGTATCTTTATTGATGTCTGTAAAAAGTAAATTAGCAATTTTTGATAGGCGACTTTCTGTATAACGCATCGCAGCCCAATTGCCAGACTCAATTAAAGAACCAGCATTACCTTTTACATCAATAAGAGGATAACGCATAGCAAATGGTTGGCCAGCGCGCATTATAACGCCTTCACATGAGCTATCGCCATGGATATAAAAATCTGCCATAGCCATACCAACCGCATTAGCAGTTTTCTTATAAGGTTTGTCGCTTGTAAGTTTATTCAATAGCATTGAATAAAATATCTGACGAGCAGATGGTTTTAGACCATCACGCACATCAATAAGGGCGCGGTTTTGTAATACTGCGCCACTATATTGTATAAAACTATTTTCAATAATTGGTTGTAAATTACCCATGTATTTCCTCACCATAAATATTATAAAAGCCAATTAATTCTTTATTTCTTAATTCTTTTCTTCCGTCTTTTTTTATAATATGTTCTGCTCCAATTTTTGTAAAAGCTGTACCAATCGGTATCTCTGGAAAAAATTCTGAATCTCTTATTTTATAAACCCAATATTCTTTTCCTTCTTTTTCAATTTTATAGATAGTTTTCATTTATTCTCTCACCTTGCTAAAATCTACTTTATCCATTATAAATTCACGTCTTGGCTCTACATTTTCTCCCATTAATTTATAGAGTAAATTAACTGCTTCACTATCATATTCCATAATATCAATACGTTGATACTCTGGGCTAAACATTGACTCTCGCGCTGTTTCTGCGGGAAGTTCACCAAGTCCTTTAGCTCTTGTTACTTCACCCTTAACCTTATTTCTTACTTTATTAAATTCATCGTCAGTAAAATAATAAGATTCTTTTCCTTTATTATTAACAATATAAAGTGGTGAGCGTAACCAACATAAACGACCTTCTTTAATGAACTCTGGCGCAAGATATTGAAGCGCCGCCATTATTAGAAGTGCGATGTGAGCACCGTC